TGGCTCACGACCAAACGTGTTCTAGTGGCGTCTGGACCGAGAACCATTGGTTCTCCATCAATGCTTACGATTGATTGTTGTGTGTGTGGTTCTATGGGTACATCATAGATGCAAGGCATTTTTAACAACTCTTCTAATGTGGTAATGTGATCTAAATATTCTAATAAAATGCCATATTCAGGTAAACCAATCATGAAATCATCATGTTGTTCATTGGGATATTGATCTTTCATTTCATGTTGGGCCCAATATGACTGCAATTTATGTACATTTTTGTTAGCTAATTTACCTCCTACTCTAATATATGCACTCAATATTTCTCTAATGATTGGAGTATTTTTATCTGTATAATACAATGAGGTAAGTTTCTGTTCTAATTTGGTTATTTCTGTGACATTATGTGGTAAATTATGTGTGGTGTGTAGTTTAGATAGACATCTCATGATGTCTGTGCACGATCCTGGGTAGCCTCCCCAGACATCTCTGGTGTAAATTCTCGCTAAAAAATTTACCCCTGGCTCCCCTCGTTTAAATATGGCGGGTTTGAGAATATGACCGCATTTCTTAGCAGCATTGGCTGCATGTTTCCCGTCCAAATTGGCACAAAGACTATCATCACCAGCTAAAATGGCTCCATTACATAGCATCTTATAAGCTACATCGAAGTCCTTCGTCTGAAAATAATATCCTAACCAAGTGATAAAAGCGTCGTCTAGCGTATTGTCGTTTGAAGTGTTGGCTTGTCCACTACCGTGAGCCACTCCTGATCTAAACTTGTGCTGCATATCAGGGTTTTCTCGTGGGAACGCCTGCGTACTTGTTTTGGCGTCCACTTTACCGTCAGCAATTCGTCTAAGAGAGGGGTGGTGTTCGAAAGCGAACAATCTATAATTAAAGACTAAATTAAATGTTCTAGTGAATATTGTTTTGTGTCCATCCATGCGGGTATAATCACCGCAGTTTATAAATTGGGTGGATGGATCCACTGCTATATTTGCTACTCTAGTGGCTATTTGCAAAGGGGTTTTCCCAAAACCATACCAAGGTTGTAGTTTTAAGAATTCCGCTTTGGCATACTCAAATCTAGCTTCATCTAACTTGTCGGCTGCGCGTGGCGTTGTGATAACCCTCGGATGCGTAATCTTTCCATATGCCTCCGATTTGTTAAAAACATTGTTGAAATATGCCCCAAATCCTTCATAAGCTGCTTGATTTAAAATAATCCTCTGACTAGGTCTGTCTTGTTGTTCCCAGACGTGGTCAAAGTCTTTTGGGTGCCATCTTCCTACCATGTTGGCTGGTATCACTCTAAAAATAAACTCTTTAGCTAAATGTTTCATGGTTTGATCCCAATCACAGCGTGTGGCGCATTCCACTATTCTGCCTTGTGCTGCAGCAACAGCGCTGCCAAGTGATTTGGATGGCGCAAAAGTGCCATTTACAACCGGATTCATGAATGCCGTGACACAAGGTTTGTCCACAGGATCATAAGATTCTGGATATAAATCAAATTTCATTACTCCATATTCTACTCTATAATTTCTAAGGTATTGTTTGGTTGAAGTTTCCTCTGTACTACATAAAAATCTATTCAATACTGATACTTGTTCATCAGGTATTAGTGAATCTTTCATCTTAATCATTGCAGGATTATAACCCATCTTGCTTTGGTAGTGAAAGTTTTTAAACATTTCTAATCTATTCGTTGTTAATTCTATGGATGTATAGTTTCCTTGTAAAGCGATAGAAGTGATGTCAGTATCGGCCGTCATAGTGCGTATAACCGTGTATCCGTTAATGTTATACTTAGAACGTTGCATCGCATTGTATTTAAGCATGAGTTTTGCAATGAATGCAAACAGGCCACGCCAATGCATTTGGGGGACAAGACACACCAAAGTGTCGAATTCACTTACACTTCTGCGTTCTACAACGTATAAGCAGAAAGTTGGGATCCAATATCTTCCCCACCCCCATACAGTGACATGGTCCTCGGAATAATTCCAGAGTTCATGTTCATATTGTGCTCCTCCCGATACGGTCATGTGTAGTGTGTTGTCGATGAAAGTATATGATCTATTGTTACTCATCGTGGTTGCTGCTTTCGCAGGCGTCATGGTTTTTAAAAGATATGGTACTACGTGTGTTGTCATCATCTCGGGCATATTTACGTAGTAGTCCACATCAACCATAGAAATGATGTGTTCAGGTTCTGTTTGTAAGAAGCTAGGTTTGATGATTGAGTCCCTAGCCCAATAAATGGAATGTGCATAGTCTTTTCCGTTTGTTACATCTGTGAGTCGTGGTTGTATACAAAGTTCCCTCAAGCCCATATCCATTGCCATTGTTGAGATGGTGCCAATACAGGCTGCCCTTTCTGCTCTTGCAATAGGATGGCTGTGTGTTTCAGATCCAGGAACTATGTTTCCGAGTGGTGATTTTGAAAATACGTCTCTTACGGTGGTGTATGCTGGATATTCGTGCTTAGTGTAATAAATGGCATAATTCACTATAGGTCTCACTAATTCTTTGATGTTTTCGTATTGGTCAACGATCATTTGGCGATTGTCATATGCTAAATAAGCAAGTGAAAGGCCTCCTAATGTCAACATAACTTTGCTGCCGAGAACGTATTTGGCTATATTTAATGTTTGGTGCTGGGCAATAGCCTTAGTCCAGAAACCAGAGCTGTGATAAGCGAACTTTACACCTTCAATAATAGTAGAAGAGTCCATAAAGTTTTACAATGTAGCGCGTTCACA